TGAACGAAGATAGAAGTTATTTAGATAAACTAATGGATGAATTAAAGAAGGCTCAGGAACTGGATATGGCTCAAATGGCTAGATATCGAGAGCTTGAATTAGAATTAAATAAGCAAATTGATGAGATAGTAGAAATTATTAATCATTTAGCTAAGATACATATTAAATAATTAAGTATTAATATCCTTAATTTATTATAAATTAGGTAAAATCCTGTGTCAATAGGACAAGAGCTATGAGCGAAAATATAGATGAGGTTCTGTCTACAGAACACGAGAAACTAGGTAAATGTCCTTTCTGTGCGCAGAATGGGTATGTGGATTGGTATGAGAGCCGGTTCGGGCAACCCCAATACACAGTAAGGTGTCGGAGTTGTTATTGTAGGGTTAACCATTACCCCACTGCGGGTCAGGCGATTAGTCATTGGAATAGAAGGACTGTGGGTAAATGAGTAAAGAAGAAGAACCAGGTTATATTAAGGGCTACCAGCAAGCAATCAGGGATGTGTTGGTATTGCTGGATGGGAAGGTAAAGACGTATGGAGACGCTAAAATGCACGATAGAGCAATAGTGGTTGATATTGCGATGAGTGATATCAGGGAGACTGCTAAGTATGATCCATGCGATGATTTCACTTGTGGTTACTGTGGAGTTGCGGTGAACGGATATTTTTTGTATTGTTCACAGGATTGTACTGATAAAGCTGAGGCGGAGATGACTGACGGTGCATAGTAGCGAGATGGACGGGAATAAGACCCCTGATTACAAGAAAGGCTATGATGCGGCGGTGAATCATATTCTGGCGTTCATCAAAAAACAGAAAAGGTTATACGTGGAACAATTTTCACGCACTGAGAGCCTGATCTGTGGACTGCTGGTGCGAGATATCACCGAATTGTTCCAATGCTATATGGATACTCAGGATCAACCATGCCCTAAGTGTAAGCTGCCAAACCCTAAGAATTATCATTATGACGAATGTTACCATTGTCATATAAAGGCTAACAATGACGAATGAAGAAGTAAAAGAACTTGGAAATAAGTTTCAGCGGTTATTGCTAATGCTGGGAATGGGTACCTCTATCATCCTAAGTAAAAACCCTACCGAGGAAGATAAGCAATGGTGGATGAAAGCTATTGAAGCAGTCGTTTATCGAGATGAGCCGATACCTGATTGGCCGGAGAGAAAGCGATGTGGAAAAGTGTAAAGGATGGTCTGCCTGAAAAGGATGGACGCTACTTAGTGGTGGAGGTTCATACCTACTATCCGTGGATAGGCGTTTGTTCTCTGCGTGAGGGTAAATGGGATAGTCCATCTATAAAATATTGGCAAGAGTTACCGGAGGCGCCGTATGGCATGGATAAGGATTGAAGATGGGTTGCCTGACCGCTGCCCAGAAGGGTTTAAAAGTTACCTGGTAGCGTCTTGGTCGCCTGGACGACAGATACAACATGTGGGTGTTTATGACTGGCGTGAGAATCACTTCGAAGACCGATTAGGAGAAAAAGTCTCCCTTGATGACGGTTATTGGGTCGTAACTCACTGGATGCCACTCCCAGAGCCACCAAAACTGGAATTATCCGCATGAACAGCAGAAACCAGATTAATACAGAATGCGATAATGCGAAATCTAATTGCGATAAATCGCATTTGATATCGCATTTTGATAGTTGTACTCAATGCGGCGGCAGCGGCGAAATGCGCGTATCTAAGACCTATATGACTTGTCCTTGCTGCTTTGGGCGAGAGAAGTATCGAGCTTGCAAGAAGTGCAATGGGAAGGGTGTAGCATGAGAAATGGCGGTATAGGGCGCGGTTGGTATGAGGATTATTATCCTGATGAGAAGCCAGACGAAGTTAAAGTATTGGCTGAGAAATTACTTAAAGAAACACTTCATGAGGTATTTAGTAAGATGAGTGAAAACCATAAGAAAGGCATTGTCACTGGTGTTAATGGACCGAGGTATATCCGATGACTGATGTACCAAAAGGATTCAAATATACCTTCGTTGTTCAATGTAAAGAACTTATCAATCATGCAATGACTCGCATTGTGGCGACAGCCCGCATTGAAGGTGCAAACAATGGTGAGTTCATGCGAGCGTTAGAAAATCTCAAATGTGACCCTGAGATTATAAAACAAATTTATATTGGCGATATCGATTTAGAAACAGCTCCTATCATGGAGAAGGAAAAAGAAGATGAAGTGTCCACATGATCCAAAGTTAACCACTGGACCAATAGGCCAGTATCATTGTCCTGAGTGCGGCCTCATGGTGCTGGCTGGCATGGATCATGGAGATATCTGTGATTGCGAAAAGCCTGGGGAATATGATTATTCCGCAATGTGCGACAAATGCACCCCTGGCTGGGCTGACGAGCTGGACTTGATTAATACCAAGCATGAATGCTATATGGCTGCGATGCACTTGGTTGACAGGCTAATGAAGCTTGACCCCGATCTCGATGCACCCGAAGGACAGCTTTTAAAGCACCTGGCGATGGGCATTAAGTATTATGAAAAGGCTAAGGGCTATTAATGGAAACCTGGTTTATTGGTGATACGCACTTTGGGCATAAGAACATCCTTGAGTATGAGAAGGAAGCGCGGCCTTTTGCGACTATCGAAGAAATGCACGAAGTTATGATTGAGAGGTGGAACTCTGTTGTTACTAGCAACGATATTGTCTTTCATTTGGGTGATTTTGCTTTTGGTAAGCATTGGATCAAAATCGCTGAGAGACTTAATGGCAAGAAGCGACTTGTCATGGGTAATCACGATACTTATCCCACTGCTGATTATCTGCAATATTTTGATAAGTTATACGGGGTGATATTCTATCACCAATGCGTTCTAAGCCATGTTCCGGTTCACCCAAATGGATTGGGGAGCCGGTGGCTTCTGAATGTTCACGGGCATTTGCATAGCAAGCGTGTGCAGACGCCGGTGATGGGTTGGCATGAGATACAGTCAAAAGACCATCCTATGCCTATATTGGTACGCAAACCTTTTGATGAAGAGTTTGAGGATGACCCGAATTATTTTAATGTGAGCTGTGAGCAGAACAATTTAACGCCTATCAATTATGAGGTAATCAAGGAGAGATTGAATGCTATTGACTGACTATATGGTAAGTAACTGGGGAGTATGGAAGCGAAAGTTTGTTTGCAGATTCATGCCAACTAAAGAAAACGTTAAGAAGAGCAACAAAGAGTTGCGCAGGTTCGTAAAGGAAATATACTCGGATATGAACTATCTGAAAGACCAATGCGAGAAGCTGGCGCAAGATCAATATGCCAAAGCGCATTTAGATTCCGTGCTGCAATTACGTGATAGCATGGAGAGCGTTATCATGACTTGGGAAGAAACGATTAATGCGTTAACCAAGCGAATTGAAAAGTTAGAGAAGAAAAAGGGTTAATGGGATGTAGCTCAGTAGGCAGAGCAGTTGGCTGTTAACCAACTTGTCGTTGGTTCGAACCCAACCATCCCAGATATTAAAAGGAGCTTAATATGTCAATGATGGGACTTGGTATAGCACCTCAATATTGCGCTTTTCATGGTGGCTATCTTTGCAGTTGTATGGCGCAACAAAACAATGCTGTGCAGCAAATGCAGCAAATGCAGCAATTAGCTAATCAGCAGATGTATCAATCAATGATTACCACAACTTCCGCAGCTGGATCAATTACAGCTGCTGATATCATTGCGGGTTCTATCGCCTGCATAGACAGTACCAACAGAACTAATGCGAAGAAAAAACTTTTACTTTTACTTTAGGAGAGCGATATGGCTTTAATGAAATACAGTGACATCTTGGTTTTGGCGAAAGATAAGATTAAGGAAGTAATGGCACCGCTTCGCGCACGCGAGATGAAAAAGAAAGCTGAACTCGAAGTGGCGAAGATTGAGGGCTATATTGCAGAGAAAGAACAGAAAATTCAAGAATATGCTTCCGCTTATCCCATTGACTTTGATAAGCTGATTGAAGCTATTGATGATCTTGAGTTAACCAATCGAAGGAAAGAGCAGTTCGAAAAGATTATTAATGAAATGTTCGGTTAATGATTGCGGAGAAGTGTAACGGTTGCACGCGAGGCTCATATCCTCTGAGGTAATGGGTTCAACTCCCATCTCCGCTAAATAACTTAAGTGACAAGGATGTCATGTTAGAACGTAACCTTCTTACGGAAAGAGAAGAGTTATCTGCGTCACTCATGAAGTTCACGCAGAGCTTTTTCTCACTCAGAACTGGTCGATTATTCGCCCTTTCCGAACCTGTTGGCCGAGAAAGCCACTATATAACCGTTTGTCGCGCCTTACATAAGGTCATGCGCGGCGAGACGAATCGTCTTATCATCAACGTTCCACCCCGCTATGGAAAGACCGAGCTTCTTATCCACTTTGTAGCGTGGGCGCTTGCTCAATATCCCGATAGTAACTTCCTCTATGTTTCCTACTCATTAGGTCTTGCAAAAAAACAGACCAAAACTATCCGCCAGATAGTTTCAATGAACGAATTTAGGGATATATTTGGTGTGGGCATGTCGGATGACACAAGCGCTCAAGGAAATTTTGAAACTACTCAGGGAGGAAGTGTATATGCAGCAGGCGCAGATGGAGAAATCACCGGTCGTGGTGCTGGTATCAAGGGTGTGTCTCGGTTTGGTGGCTGTATCGTTATTGATGACATCCATAAACCTTCTGAGGTTAACTCAGATACTATTAGACAATCAGTTAATGACTGGTACTCAAATACTCTGCAATCCCGATTAAACGAACCGGATAGAACCCCCATTATCTTCATTGGGCAAAGACTTCATGAAGATGACCTAGCGGGGAACCTGATTAAAACCGGTGAGTGGGAAACGATCATTTTGCCTGCTTTAGATCAGGTAGGAAACCCATTACACCCGACAATGCACTCTTTGGAAAAGCTCCATAAGATGCAGGAGACGATGCCTTATGTTTTCTCAAGCCAATATCAGCAAGACCCATTGCCTGCGGGCGGTGGTATCTTCAAACCAGAATGGTTTTATCAAACGGAAGAAGAGCCGGAGATACTGGCCACCTTTATATGCGCCGATACCGCTGAAACTGACAAGTCCTATAACGATGCTACCGTATTTAGTTTCTTTGGCCTCTACCGAATCAAGCATGGTGACATAGAAACTGACATGCTGGGGCTGCATTGGTTGGATTGCGCCGAGCTTCGGATAGAGCCAAAGGACTTGGAAGCTGAGTTCATGACTTTTTATGCGGCCTGTATGCGCTATAAGGTCAAGCCGCGCCTAGCTGCTATTGAAAAGAAGTCAACCGGTGTCACATTGCTCTCAGTTTTGAAGAACATTCGTGGTTTACAGATATTGGATATCGAAAGAACTAAGGCCTCGGGCAATAAGACAACCCGTTTCCTCGAAATTCAGCCTATGGTTGCCTCTCAGCAGGTTTCATTACCAAAAGAGGGTCGCCATACCGCTAAAGTCATCGAACATATGCGCAAAATTACAGCAAACGACTCTCATCGACACGATGATATCGCAGATACTTTGTATGATGGAATAAAATTAGGCATAATAGACAATATTATCTTAAACGCTACGCCAGCGCGAGTCCAGGAGGACGAACGAGTAGCGAGAACGGTCATGGGATCATTCAGCCGATTACTTCAGCTGAGGAGCCAAAGATAATTTAAAGGAGCAAGCCATATGGATGTGGCAAAGCGTTATCAGGACGATTTAACACGCCTGAAAAAGAGTGTTAAAAATTCATGCGTCTACTTTGAACCTAATTATAAACGGTTCAACGAGTTTCGCAAATTCGTTTTCGATTCGTCACTCACTGACGATGACAAAATGGTTTTGGACGCCCTCAAAAAACCCAAGATTGAGTTCAATATTGGGGAAGCCTACATCTCCCGCTTGCGCGGCGAATTTTCAAAACAAGAACCCTCAGTTTTAGTTAATGCTGATGACGGTCAAAATGTCGATCCCACTATTATACAGTTGGTACGTGATCACCTTAAACATATCATCTTTGACTCTAACAAAAACGGTTGTGAATATAACGTTTACACTGACATTTTAAGTGGTGGCTTTTCAGCAGTAAAAATCTGGACTGAATATGCAAACCCTATGTCATTCCATCAGGTCATTAAGTTTGACCGCGTTTATGATCCTACCTTAGTTGGTTTCGATCCGTTAGCGCGACAACCGCATAAAGCAGATGGTCGTTATTGTTTTGAGTTGTTTCCAAAATCGCGTGAGGAATTTGAAGAAGAATATCCGAATATTGATTTATCCGCAGTTGATTTCACTCGTAACGTAGAGGGATTTAACTGGTCTTATAGCAATAACCAAGAAGATATTCTCTTGCTTTGCGACTTCTATGAAAAGAAGAAAAAGCGAAAGAAGATCGTTCAATTAGTGAATGGCTACATCATGACAATGGAAGATTATGATCTTCTCGTTGAAACGTGGAACGATTCAGGTTTGATTGAGCAGCCACCTGGTATTAAAGGCAAACCACGCTGGACCGAAATTGAAACGATTGTACGTTATCGTTTTATTGAAAACAAAGTGCTTGAGTATGTTGAAACAAACTATCCTGCATTACCAATTGTTTTCGTTGATGGAAATTCCATTTTAATTCGTCAAGGTACTCAGCAAGGCGCGTTTATTCAAATGACACGTCCTTATATTTATCACTTGAAAGGACTGCAACAACTTAAGAATTTTGCAGGTCAAACGCTTGCGAACGAATTAGAAAATCTGGTGCAGCATAAATTCAAAGTAGCGAAGGAGTCATTGCCAGATGAACAGTCATATCTGGATGCTTATACAAACATCCAAATTGCTAACACACTTGTATATAAGGCTTTCAAAGATAATGATCCAAAACAAGCTGTTCCTCCTCCTATGGAAATTCAACGAGTGCCACCACCTACTGAAGTTATCAGTACGTTCACGCTTGTTGATCAAATGGCTCAATCAATTCTTGGATCATATGATGCTTCTCTTGGCATCAATGATAATCAATTATCGGGAACTGCAATTGTAGAAGGTGCAACACAATCCAATGCAGCAGCAATGCCTTATGTGGTTGGATTTTTGCAAGCACTCACACAAATTGCAAATATTATCGTTCAGATGATTCCAAAATATTATGTTACGCCGCGCACGATTCCAATCATCAATGAAGATGGAACCAGGGATTATAAAACTATTAATCAAGCTGGCAGCCCATTCATGAATTACGATGAAAATGCGCTGAGTGTAAAAGTTGAAGCAGGTTGTAACTTCGCAGTTCAGAAAGCAAAATCATTGCAGCAAATTGTTGCGATGTCTCAAGCGATGCCTATTTTCGGGCAATTCATGAATGCTAAAGGCTTAAAAGTTCTGATTGATAACTTTGAAATTCAAGGAACAGAACAACTTAAAGTATTGGCTGATGAGTTCATGCAAGAAATGGCTGAACAGCAAAAAGCACAACAAGCTCAACAACAACAAGCTATGGCAAATAATCCAATGGTGTTGAAAGCTAAAAATGAGCAAATGAAAATACAATTGGATGCTCAACAAGATCAGCAAGAAAACAAATTAAAAGGCGCAGAAATCTTAGTATCGAAACAGCAAGCTGATACAGATTTCTTAAGGGTCTTAAATGAAATGCACGCAGCTAAAGCACAACAAGAAGCGCAACTTGCAAAAGCACATGCGGAAGAAACAAGAGCTGCGGTTGATTTGGCGATCAAGCACGTTGATACCGCTCATTCTCATTTAATGGATCACAAGTCCCATGAATTAAGTGAGAAAGAATTGGAGCAGAAAATCAATGAAAGCAACCGACAAAGTGCAACCACAGGAGAATGACATTGATCCATACGATTCACTTTTACAAGCAGTGGATTATAGACGTGAGTATCATGTGCCTGAATTTATTCACAAGGAGATTTTCAAAGATGAAAGCGTGTCCGAATGAAAAACGAATTGCAAAAAAGGAAGATCTTACCAAAATGAAAAAAGACATTTTGAAAGAAGATCGCAAGGAAGATAACAAGACTTATGTTAAGAAGTCTTCCAAGGGCAAAAAGTAGTTTTAACGTTAAAACCAAAGGAGAAGTACCATGAGCGAGCCAAAATTTATGGAAGGCAATATGATCAAAGGCAAAGGGGTAAATGTGTCTTCACATAATCACCCAATGCACAAAGGACCTCATCACGATAAGTACATGCACGCTGACAACAAAGTTAGTGTTGCACAAGAACATACTCGTGGCGAGACTGAACTCGGTGACAAGAGTCATCTTGATAGCCTCAAAGGTGTTCCACATGGCGCGGATATTTCCGGTCATGATGGCAAGATGAAATGGTAGGAGATTTCTAATGAAACCAAAAAAGAAATCAGCACCACCAAAAGGAAAAATGATTCCTGACTCTAAACCAGAGAATAGTTATCAGAAAGTCGCTAAGAAATCCGAAAAGGCGAGAAAAGCTGATAAGAGGTAACTCATGTTACAGCAACTTAACCCGCCCATTCCGCTTTCAACGCCGAAAGGCGATGGAATGGCTTGGGCGGTTATTGACTATGGAACAGAGTTTAATTTGATGTGGGTTGTTGCAATTGATTCAACCGGAGAAATATGGACATTTCAAAATCCAGAAGTTCGCGCTCAAAAAAACCTGACAATGGGAAGGAAACTATGTTAGCTGAAACTGAATGTAGTTATTACGGAAGATTGGGAGGCGATAAGCCCATTCGAACTTTATCTCAAGATTTGCTTACCGATCATGAGAAAGGAATGTTTGGTGCGATGAGAGAGATGGAAGAGAGAATCAAACGACACATTACAGAATGTAAACGTGAAGTCGTTAAAACAATTTTGGAATTAACCTCAAAGGAGCTAAAAGATGACGGATGTAAAAGCAGAAAACTTAAGTAAATTTGTAAAGGGTGTCGAGGACTCAATGCACATCATCGGATTGTATGAGCAATCTCGTCCTGGCTCCATTGCTTTTACAAAATTGGAAGAAGCAATCCTATGGGCGCAGGTAATGATTGGGCAAATCAACCTAAAGAAAGACGAAGAAACAGAAGTAAAGGATGAAGCAAAAATAGGTGAAGTAATACCAGCTGCTTAGTATTGACACAGAACGTTTTATATTGCTAGGCTGATTATTAACGGAATCATCCGGTACAAATGATCGCACACTCATGCGTTAGTTGGGGCAACACCGTGACACGGGCAACAGTCAAACAGAAGGAATTAGGCTTATGGAACAAGCCGTAGGGATGCAAGATCAGAGTATGGCTCCAGTTGGAACACCTGATGCGCAGCAGGACGCTCCGCAAGAGAAGGTGTTAAAACAAAGTGAAGTGAACGAGTTGGTCGGACGGATTAAGCATGAAGCTTATTCGAAAGGCCTGCGAGACGCGCAGATATCTGCACCTGCTATTGCAGCACCGGCACAAAATGCTGGGGCATCAATGGGTGGAATGCAGCAGCTCACGGAAGAGCAAGTTAGGCAAATGATTGCCGATGAAGCGCACAAGCAGACTCAAGTAGCCGCAGCACATCAAATGCTGTCGAACTTTGCCAATCAAATGGGCGCAGGGAAAGGTAAATACTCTGACTTTGACGAGACTGTTGCCAAACTGGGGAATCTTCAAAACCTTCCGCATGTTGTTAAAATGGCAGCAGAGACAGGGATTGCGGGGGATGTGATGTATGAACTGGGAAGGAATCCTGGGAAAGTTGCCTCATTGACTACGCTTGCATATATCAATCCTCAACTCGCCGAAGAAGAAATGAAGAAGCTTGCCAATTCGATAAAAACGAATGAACAAGGTTCTCAGTCTCCCGATGTAGCCGAACCATTAAGCCAAGTTAGACCTTCAACTGTTGGCAAGGATAATGGCTCAAATGCTGTGCGGGATTTAAGAAGGAAATCTTGGGCTAGAGGATAGCCAGAGTCCCGACAAGAGCTGTTACCTCCAATAAAAAAATGGATTTTTTTAACTTGGAGAAACGGACATGGCTCTACCAACTAATGTGTTACAACAGGTACAAACGTATCAACGTTCTAACCTGGCATTACTTGAAAACTTAAACTGTTTCATGAATGTCAGTAATACTCGTTTTAAAGACTTCGAAAAGATTACCGCGAATTTAGGTTCTGTGGTTACTTTCGATTTACCACCTCGCTTTACGACTGCACAAGGTCTGGTTGCGTCATTCCAGCCTGCTGTTCAGCGCGTGTTATCACTCACTTGCGATCAAGCAACCAATACTTCTTATGCGTTCACCGCACAAGAAAGAATTTTCAACGTCGAAAAAGACACTGAAAGTTACATGGAATTGTTTGGACGTTCAGCAGTTGCTGAAATGGGTGCAAACATCGAAGCGAACTTGGCATTAAACTCCAATTCACACGTTCCAGTAAACACCGTTGTTAACGGTCAAACTGTTCCAACAGGTGCATTGCACACTGAATCCGGTCCTTTCCGATTCTTCGGTGATGGTGTAACGCCAATTAACTCTTTCCAACAACTTGCTCAGATGATTGCAAACTTTAAAAACTTTGGCTCGGTACAGCAAGGTATTAAGGTCATTCTACCTGACGTCAACATCCCACCTATCGTTGGTACTGGCTTAAACCAGTTCGCTCCGAAGCGTAATGATGACATGGCAATGTCTTGGGAAGTTGGTGAATTTGGTACACCGCCTGTTATGTACTATCAGTCCAACTTGTTACCTACGCAAACCGCAGGTACCGTTGGTAATAGCGCACAAACATTAACGGTTGTTTCTACCAATGATCCAACTGGGGCTAACATTACTCAGATTACATTTAGCGGCGCAACTGTAAATGATGCGAATGCTATTAAATCTGGTGACTTGTTACAGTTCCAAGATAACGTATCTGGTAAAACCAATTTACGTTACTTGACCTTCATTGGACATGTGATTTCCAACCAACCAGTGCAAATTCGCGCAACTGCCGATGCTGCTGCTGACGGTTCTGGTAATGTTGTAATTAACATTTCCCCAGCACTTCAGTCTACTGCGGGTGGAACACAAAACATCAACGTCAACGTGATTGCTGGTATGCAGGCGAAAGCCCTTCCAAATCATAAATGCGGTTTAATTATCGGTGGCGATGCGTTCTATCTCGCAATGCCAAGATTGCCCGATCAATATCCGTTCCCAACTGCTGCTGAATACGATCCAGATACCGGTGTGTCTATGCGTATGACATACGGTTCTCTATTCGGTCAGAACCAAATGGGTATGATTCACGATTCTACATGGGGTTCAGTATTAGTTCCTGAATATTCCATGCGAATTGCGTTCCCTGCATAAAGGATCAGGGGAGGTTGAGCCTCCCCTTTTACTAACGAATATTAAGGATGATATGACCATGAGCCAATTAGACCCGATTGTAAATCAGCCATCACTTTACTTGAACGGATTAGTTCTAAGTAATGATGCAACGACCCCAAACACTAAGCTTGATATTGCCCCTGGTATTTGTCGTGACTCTAATAACGTCATCGACATTAACCTCGGTAATTATCTAGGCCAGTCTGGGATTGGTACTGCAAACTCCTCTACGGTGATTAACTTCTCCGTAAATGGCGCGAATGGATTAGACACTGGCACACTTGCTGCTAGCACACTCTATTACATTTTTGCTATTGCCGATTCTTCTGAAAAGAATTTGCCAGCAGGTCTTGCTTCTCTAAGCGCAACCGCTCCAACTCTTCCGTTTGGATATGACTCCATTCGCTTGATTGGTGTGTGCTTGTTCGATGGAAGTTCCCACATCTTGAAATACTACGTATCAGGTAGTGGTTCAACGAAATACTTCCAATGGGATGCACCTATTGCTGTCACTGTTACTGCAAGTGGTACCTCTGCAACATACTCCGCAATGGATTTGTCGGTTGGTGTTCCTGCAAGCAACTATGGAAAAGTTTCCATTAAATACAAATGGACAAACAATGCTGCTGCTGACGCATTGAACTTTACGCCAAGTGGTGCTACTGGGGACTTTGAAACTATTTTAGGTATCGTTGCCGGTGTCGCTCAAGAAGACAACTTTGTTGTTCTTCCTTTGACAGTCGCAGCAGTGCCAAAACTTAGCTACAAAACCAGCGCAGGTACATTGAATAACGTATTTGTACAGGCATTTGAAATGCAGCTATAAGGCATAAGGATATGCAAAATGGCTTATACAGTAACAGACCTGATTACCAGGGCATATTACTTATCACAGGTTGTCTCCCGCGAACTGGAAACGGTTAGCGGGCAACAACTTTCTGATGGGTTAGTATGGCTTAATGCTTTGTTATCGTTAAAGTCTGCATATACTAGGGTTATCCCTTATTACCAGCAGTATCAATTCAACGCGGTTCCCGCGCAGGAAGAGTATTTCGTTCCTAACCTTGTCACACCGGAAACATTGACTTTCAATATTGGTCCGGTGCGATATTCAACACAACCACAATCTCGTAGACCTTACTTTGGTTCTGGTCGTGTTGATAATATTACGTCTCTGCCATTTAACTGGCACTTTGAGCGTGTATTAGGCGGTTCAAACATCTTCCTCTATTTCTTACCAGACCAAGCTTATCCTATTAAAATTTGGGGTAAGTTTGGTTTTGATAACGTCACATTGAATCAGAATTTACTGACTCTTTATGATGAATATTACATCGATTATTTACGTTATCGTTTAGCGATGCGTATCTGTTCTGAGTTT